TCTACCCATACATCGTGCAGACAAGAAAAAACCCCACTACCAAAAAGATAGCGGGTTTTTCAATGCCTATGCGGCTTTTTTGGCTCCTCGACCTGGGCTCGAACCAGGGACCTACGGATTAACAGTCCACTCTGCAAACCGGCCGGCAAACCGCGCCAAATATAGGTTTTCTAAAATCCTTGTCTAATAAAATGACACAGAAAACAGCCGCTGAAGCCCTATTTCGGGCACTTTTTTTAATTAAAACTACTGGATATTAGACAGACGGCCTGCAGCCCGCATGTATCAAATTCGTATCAGTTGACAAGGATGAGTGTGCTTATTAGGCTCCAGTTCTGCATTTGGCCTACGGTGCCATCGGGTGCCACCGGCTCTTGATGTCGAGCCCATGGTTCAGTGGGCTTGCAACTTATACGGACCCTACTCAAAACGTGGAGCGCAAGCGCAGACATCCATGTCGATAGCAACCTATTTTTAAATAGCCAGATCAACGTTTGGTTTACTAACTTTATTTTCTTGAGGTTCAAACACCTCTCTGAACATCGGCACGAGTAGTTTGTTGCCATGCTCACTTATGTGGTGCGCATCAAAATACAGCGGACGTCCATTTTTGACGCCTTGGCAACGGCCATCTGTACATAGGTAGGGCAAGGGATCAAGTATTTTTACGCCACACTTGTCACGTGCTGCGTCCTGTGCAGCCCAGACGAAGGCATGGCGCTGGTGGTAGTCAGCAAGGGAGAGAGAAATTTCTTCAAATTTGCCAAACTGCATCGCTCGGGACATCGTTTTTGGCACATTAACCGCCATCCCCGGAATGGGCCGCACTAGATATACGGGCCGGTCCTTCGCGAGTTGACAAGCCGTTTCCATGAGATGTTTTGAGAATTCTGACAAGAAAGCAAGTGATGTGCTTTCATAAGAATTGTTGAAATAAATCGTTGGCTTGTTAATTTTTTCAACCCATTGTCCGCCGTGCCCAACTAGATAAGTTGTGGAGTTGTTGAGTACGACTAGCGGAATATCCCGCGGCACGCTTTTTAAGCGTTCTACCGTCCAATCAAAAAAAGCAGCACATTGGAAAGTTTCGTCTGAGACTCGATGCACGCCTTGAAGCGTCGGGCAGCCGCTGTAAGTCCACTCCATCACACCGTCATCAGCGTGTAGAGTTGCAGAAGCCACAGAAGAAACGATGCCATTTGCGTGGCTATCGCCCATCACAATGGCACGCAAATGCGATCCTCCAAACACACACGATGGCGATAGGACGCCTGTATTAGGATGGCATTCTTTCATGCGCGGATTTCTGTTGAGCGCCTCTTGGCTAACAGCTTCAATCGCTGGAAAAACCCGACCCGCTACCCCTTCTTTCACACGAACCATAGCACCCGGTGCCGCCACTGCAAACACAGCTCCCAGCAACGCTGCCGTTCCCCAACCCATCCGAAGTCGGCTTAAATTAATCCGCGCAGGCGTCTCCACCAGCCGATAAGACAGGTCACCCAGTACGAGCGTCAGCACCAAGCCAGCGGCGATCGCCTTCGGGTCTCCCAGCCAGTTTGGATAATTCAGTGCCACCACGATCGGCCAGTGCCACAAATAGAGCGAATACGAGCGCGTGCCCAGCCACTGCGCCACGGGATGTCCGGTCCAGCCCGAAACAGGCTGCGCGGCCAACAATACTGCCGCCGTACCCAGTACCGGCACCAAGGCCCGCCAGCCCGGCCAAGGTGACGAGACGTCAAAACCGGCGATGGACCCTATCACCAGCGCAATGCCGACCGCCTCAAGCATCGTGCGCTGACGCGGTGTCATCGCCCAACGGTTTGCCAATAAATACACCAGGCCACCGGCCAGCATTTCCCAGGCACGCGTGGGTAGCAGGTAAAACGCTGCCGTGGGCTGCAACGTTGTCAGTACCATTGATAAGGCGAGCGAGGCCAGCAAAGCCACCGCAATTACTATCATCACGGGGCGACGGCCAGACCGCCACTTCCACACGGCCAGCAGCACCAGTGGCAGCAAAAGGTAAAACTGCCACTCCACTGCCAGCGACCAGGTATGCAGCAGCCATTTTTCATGGGACTCTGCGTCGAAGTAGCCTGCTTCTCGCCAGAACTTGATGTTAGAAAGAAAAGCAAGGCTAAAAATCACATGGGTACCCAACATCGTGTAGTCGAGCGGCATTAAGAACCACCAACCTAGCGCCAGCAGCACAGCACACAGCACGATCAACGCCGGAAAAATGCGGCGCGCCCTAGCCAAGTAAAACGCAACAAGTGAAAAACTACCGCGCTCAAGACCACTGACTACGATGCCAGTCATTAAGAAGCCCGAGATCACGAAAAATACGTCCACCCCGACAAAACCACCGCCGAAGCCTGGAACGCCAAAGTGATAAAGGATGACGGCCAAAACGGCCCAGGCGCGCAAGCCGTTGATGTCGCCCCTAAAACTGGAGGCGTTTGAGTCTTTTGTCACGTGAATTCTGCGCTTGTTGAAAAGCCCGCATTTTAAGTGTCAATAGCGTTAATCGTAATAAATGGTAAATTTATCATTTATTTGTCGGCTTAGGTAGCCAGCGCGCCCAAAGCAACAACCACATTGCCGGAGCCCATATCACCTCAGCACCTCGCGCAGGTTGATGCTATCGGCTCTGCAGCTGGCATAAGCGACGTTGATGTCGTCGGCAGCTTGGGCCTGGTTGAGAAGTAGTCCAGTAAGGTCTGCTGAAAGTAGCCCACCGGCCTCGGCAGCGTCTGCTGCACCACCACCGGCACGGGCAGGATCTGCGCCCGTGGCGCCACCACCACCGCTCCCACATCCTGCAGCGTTGGGGTCGCGCAGCCTACCAGCAGGCCCGGCAGCAGCACGCAGGCGCACAGCCAGACGATCAATAGCGCTTTGGTTTTCAGCATCGTGTTTCTCCCGTTCGGTTTTGAGTTCAATCAGCTTGGCCGTAGTGGCATTCGCCCGGTCGGTTTCTGTCTGCAGCAACTGGCCAGCTTTTGCCTTTTGCTGATCGATAGCAGTGTTGTAGGTAGCGGTTGCTCGGGCTTCGCCAATGCCTTGCTGGTGCGTGGCCCAAGCGCCATACCCCAGCCACAGCGCGGCAAGCAATCCCCCGATAAGCAGCCAGCGGCCGGGGTTGAGCCACCTCATGCCAGCACCTGGATGCCCAGCTGCGCGCCCGAGTCAGTGATCGTAATGACGCGGTTGGCGGTTTTTTCCGGGGTGCGCGTGGAGACATGGATCCACTGCTTGCCCTTGACCCCTTCGAGGATCAGCTGGCCGATGTCCAGCGTGGACACCAGCGGCGCGAGCAGCTTGGCGATCTGGTACGGCGTGCCGTAGCCGGGCGCAACAAAGTCGGCGGCGTGGCCCTGCGCATGGTCCGAGCTGGTGACGCCGCCCACGGCGCGGTTGACGGCCGGGGCGCGGTAGCCGCTGGTGACCGTGATGGCCACATTGAGCGTAGTGCGGATGCGTTCTAGCATTTCGGCCGTGCGCACCAGGCGCGGCACCAGTTCGGGCGCCGGCGTGTTGTCCAGGCCCAGGCGCTGGGCTGTGGCGCTGGTGGTCATTTCAGCCAGAGAAAAGTGTTGCGTGAGTTTCATGGGAATCCTTTGGTGACAGGCAATAAAAAACCCGCTTGATGGCGGGTTCAGGGGGATCGAGGATGAAGTGACCTGGTCAGCCCTCTTTCACTCGGGTGCGGACAATCAGCACCGCACAGCCCAGCATCACGCAAGCGTCCTGCAGCGTGGGCGGATCCAGGTGCATGAGCGGCGTGACCAGCGCGCCGGCACCGCCAACGGCCAGTAGCAGCCAGGCCAGGGTTTTGAGCCAGACCGTGATGCGGACCTGACGCGACAGACCGCGCGCGCAGGGGGCCGTACGCTGCAGCTTGTTCAGTGCCTCGGCCAGCACGACCAGGCCGGCCAGCCAGTGCAGTGTTTGGAGCACCCAAGGCGAGATGAATGTGAATGCGTCAGTCATGGCCGAGTCCCCCCTTGCGCCCGAACCGTTCGATGGCCACGGCCAGCGCCTGCTGCGCGCTGGCGCCCACGACAAAGCTGCATGACAGTACGGTCGACAGAGAAAAGTGATCGAGCATGGCCGGCGTCAGGTACCCCGCCGTGACGGCGCTGGCTATGGCCACACCGGCTCGGCGGCCCGTGGTGCGCAGCAGCTCGCGCCAGGTGTCGCCGGTGCCGGGCACCGAGTTGAGCAGCACAATGGCTGCCAGCGCACCCAGAAAGCCGGCCAGCAGGATGTCTGCACGAAGGCCCAGCGGCACGCCGAAGGCCGTGAGGGCGGGCACCGCAGCGCCGGCCATGATCAGCGTCGCGGCGGCGACGGAGGTGGGTTCAGCCATTCGAGTTGCCTTTGAAAATCACGGACAGATTCCAAACCACCACAGCGATATAGACTCCGACCCACAGCGGCACCCAAAGGATGCTGGTCTGCAGCGTGTAAAAAAGAGTCCCAATCTGCGGCAGCTTGAGAAGCAGCAACGCCGGTACAAGGCCGACCTTGCCCATGGCCCAGGCCATCGCCTTGTTCTGTTCCCGCCCTATCTGCATGTACAACGCATAGGCCGTAGCAGCCGCATCGAGCAGGGACGCCAGCACCAACATGCCCAGCCAGGTGTATGGCTCCCAGCCTGTAAGCAGGTACAGGCCGCTCAGAAATTGCTCGACGGCGCCCAGCATCATGGCGCCTTCAGAATGCTGATGGAGCTGATGACAGCGCCCACCGTGGAGCCTGCGCTGTAGACAACAAACCCTGCCCGCATGTCGGTCCCGGCTGATCCGGTTGGAACGGTGAATGTCAGGCTGTTGGTGCCCGTGACCAGCACCGTTGACAGCGTGCTGGAGGTCGAAAAGCTCGGGCCGATGTCCAGCCGGGTGGTCGCATTGCCAAGCGACGCCACCACGACGACCACGTTGTAAACCTCGCCCACCACATAACTGCCCAGCAGCGCCTGGTAATTGGCGCCGTACTGCGTGGTGCCGACGTTCAAGTTTCCGCCGCTGATCGACCCGGTGGCGCTCAGCGTCCAGCCGGTTGTCAAATCAAAACTGCCGTTGGTGGTCCGCTCGGTGACAGTGCCGCCGCCGCTGCTGCCGCCGCCCGAGCTGGCGCCAGGGCTACCCGTGGAGATCATCGGCCAAGTGTCCGCGCCCCAGCGCTTGTTGTCGCCCTGGGTGAGCGCGCCGCCCACGTTTTGCCCAACGTCAATGGCTGAGGTGTACACCTTGCCGCCTGTACCCGCTGCAGCAACCACAGCGCCGGTCCCGCCAAACGGCATTCGGTTGTCGTAAGCCTCAAGCACGCACGACCCAAGCATGCCGGTGACCTCGATGTCGCTGAAAATAGCCGCACCGTTCACATGGCCGGAGCATTTGGTAATTTTGGTCAGCAAAGGCGCCCGTGTGCCATCACCCGTGGTGTTGAACTTGAAAAAAGCCGCTTCACCCAGCGAGGGCGTCCGGGCGTTCCCAACCCACTTGCAGGCGTTCAACTCAATTTCATTGATCAAGACGCCCGCCGCATCGACAAACCGGGTGAAGCCGCGTCCGCGCACGTTGTCAATCAAAATGCGGTCAAAGGTCTGCGGCACGCCGGCGAACGCTTCAGCCGAGATCAAGATGGCCGTCGCGTTCGTGGTACTGGTCAGGTCGTTGGACATGTCCACGTCGTTGATCACCAAATCACCCTCGACCGGCTGGGTCACAATGCCGATGATGACCCGGCTGATCTTGCCGCCGCGAATATACACATTGCGGTTCCTGCGGTTGATCAATGAGCCGTTGGCGGTGCCCTGGCCCATCGTGACAACGGCAACGCCGTAGGACCGATTCCCGCCCGCAATCGGGTTGGCTCCGGGGCCGATGATGTCAAAGTCGTTGAGGTGTACGTCCGTCGATCCAATGATACGGATCGGCGGGGTGAACCGGGCCACCGTCCACTCCCGCATCTTGATGCGAACAAAATCAATGTTCACATCCTGTGCGCCGAACAGCGAGATGGCCTGGTAGTCCAGATCAATGAATTCCGCATAGTCGATCTGCACGCCGGACACCGGCACCAGGGCATTCGTCAGGTAGCAGTCTGAAAAGGCAATAAACCCTTCGCTGCAATTTTGAAAGCGGGCGCCCTTGATCCGAAAGCCCTTGTGGGCGGTGCCGTCGCGGCTGTCGAACTGCAGGGCAAAACCGCCGCCCGCCTGCGCTGTGTGGTAGCGGTGCTGGTAGGTGATGCCATCGGTCGAGCAGCCGTTGGCCTGCACACACAGCAGCGCGGTGGTGGACCAGTACGACTCGGTCGCGGCGTTGGTTTCGCAGCGCAGCAGGGAGCTGTCATAGCCGTACCCCAGAAAGGCCACGTTGTTGGACCGGGAAAACACGCCCGCTGAGCAAACCACTTCGTAGGGCGGAAACAGGAAGGTGCAGCCGCTGGGGAGCAAGTCCAGCGCGGACTGCAAGGGCAGGTGCCCATTGTTGCCGTACCCGGTCGTCACACCCCACCAAGCCAAATGGTAGCGGCGGTCCAGCACTTGACGCACCCAGGCGCCAGAGGCTCCGGTGGTGGTACTGCTGGGCGCGATATACAGGCCCTGGTACGGGTCGGCGGTGACTTTGGCCGACAAATTGCTGCCTGACCACTGGAACAAGCCTTCGCGTCCCGCTTCGGTCAGGTAGATCAGCGAGAAGGACGGGGAAATCTCCGCCATAAGCGCCCGGCTCGCCGCAGTGATGTATCGCGCCGACAGCGTCGAGTTCGCGGCATCCACGGCAATTTTTTTGGCGGCTTCGGCCTGCCCGACATAACTGGCAGCGACGGCAGTGTCAACCAAAGCCACTTTGGCGGGGATGGCGATGAGTGCTGCGGCTTTGGCGTCCTCTATCTGTGCCACCTTGGCAGGGATTGCAATGAGGGCGGCGGTCTTGGCAGTTTCGAACAGCGCCATTTTTGACTCAATGGCAACAATTGATCCGGCCATGGTGTTTTTCACGCCCCCGAGCCGGTCAGTGGCCGTGGGTGCCGTGGAGGTGGCAATGGCGGCGATGTGGTCGACATCGAGCTTGGCGTTGGTTAAATCTGCAATCGTGATGGCGGGCATAGTTGGCTTTCAGTTGATGACGGTTTGTTTGGCCGGAATGGCCGCATGGTCAGCTGCGTAGTAGTCCGCGCTGTAATTGATGGCGCGCACGGTGCAGTACTGCCCGTCGCTGATGTCGATTTCCTGCACCAGCCAGGCCTGGGCGGCGCGGGCCGAATCGGCGGCGAACGAATAGATGGTGCGGATGCCGTCGGCGCCGTAGTGCGTGGTGATGGCTTCACTGGGCAGGCTTTGCAGGATGACCCGGTTGGCAGCGCTGCCGGCGGTCACCGGAATGCTCTGCAGCGAGCCGTCCCGGCGCATCAAGACAATGCTGTGCGGCAGTGCCGGCGTGAACCCCACGTCCTGGCTGAGCGTCAGCTCCAGCCCGGACTGCCCAACCACTTCGCCGTCGTAGCTTTTGAACCGGGTGTTGTCCACCACATCGATGCGGCTGTTGGGCAGCAGCGACCGGGCGTCCAGCGTCGTCGTCGTCTCGATGCTCAGGCGCTGGCCGATCAGCTTGCGATATTCCCGGTTGGCGCGCAGCCAGGCTTGCGAAAAGCTGCGGATGCCGGCAATCTCGAACTTCTTCAGCTTGGTGTAGCTGCCATCGAGCGGCAACGTGATCGTCTCGCTCTGGTCGCTGTCCGGATCCACATAGACAAACTCCACCCCGTCGTATTCCGCGTCGCTCGCAAACTTGCGCGTGATCGTTTCGGCGTTGGGCTTTTTGTTGCGGTGCGTGAACAGCGCCGTGCTGGCAGTCTGCGCCCGGTCCAGTGTCAGGCGGATCTTGCCGTTTTGCCGGTAGGCGATGCAAAACGCTGCATTGGCAATGCTGATGATGGTTTCTTCGAAGCTGATGTTGTCGGAGTCAAACGTGAAATTGAACTGGCCGCAGGCCGGGTTCCAGGCATCTAACTGCTGCTGCACCGCCCAGATCTGCGCCATGTCGACCTCACTGGCCAGGTCACGGGCGCCAATCTTGGGGTCGGCTGACACGGCGGCGATGATGTCCACGATGCGCGATGTCGGCGCAATAATCCCGCTCACATGCCGGCCGGTCGCCTCGAGCGCGCCGCTGAACGAGTTGAACGCCGGCCCGTTGTAGTACGGCAGCTTGCGCGTGGCGATGCAGTTGACCTGGCGGCTCTTGACCGCCGTGGCCCGTGCCGTGGCCTGGGTGATGGTGTGGATCGTGGTCTTGGCGCCAAACTCGGTCTTGGCCACCGGGCTGACGCTGTACAGGTCGGCCCACTTGACCTCGTCCTGCACCGTGCCCTTGAAGGCATAGTCGTAGTCGGTGGTGCGGCGCATGCGCACCCTGGCCGGGCCGGTCCAGCCGGTCGCATGCTCGACGGTTTCGGCGCGCTCGTCGCTGACAGCGCCCGACAGCATACCGGTGACCGTTTCTACCGTGCCCAGCGGCGCCAGCAAGGCGCTCAGCCGTTCGATTTCCAGGGCGTAGTTGACGCTCGCCACCGACTTGCCGCCGTCGTCTTTAAACAAGCCGCTGGGGGCGATGATGTTGGCCCACACCTCGGTGCGGTCGGCGTCGGGCAGCGTGATCCAGTCGGTGTAAGCGGCCTTGCCTGCGACCTGAACGGTCGAGTAGCGCGGGGTGATGGCCATTACGCACTCCCTCCCGTGTCAGGCGGCGGGTCGGCAGCGCCCTCGTTCACAGGAATGACCACGGGCCAGGACACGCCGCTGACGGTCAACCGGCCATCGCCCACGGCCGAAATGATGTAGCTGCCGCTGTAGTTGTAGGTCGCATACACGGCAGGCGAGCCGCCGTAGCCGTTTTCATCCGGTGGCACGGCCGGGATGGTTTCTACGTGGTAATCGAGCATGCTGACCGTGATGGCGTCGCCCACGCTGCAGACCGAATTGAAGTTGGGCTGCTTGCTGGCCTGCTCGATGATGCCGCTGCTGCCGCTGGGCGTGTAGCTGTATTGCGCCGAGCCGGGCAGTTGCACCTGGTTCAACGCCTTGAGCGTCAGTCCGTCCACTTCAATGGCGCGGCTGACCGTCAGCACGTCATCAATGATGGCGTCGCCAATCTGCAGCACCGGCGCATGGCCCGAATTGGGCGATGTGAAGGGGTCATAGACCGAGGCGCTGGCGCCGTCAATGTCGCCAATCAAGGTGTCGCCATCGCGCAACTCGGCCAGGGCGTAGTAGCCGCGTCCGACGCAGTAGTAGCCGTATTCGTACTTGCGGTGTCCGATGTATTTGTTGTACGTCGGCATCATCAGGCTGGGGATGCTCTTGACCGTGCCGTAAATGTCCTCGACCCTCTCCAAGAGGCGCACCTGGTTCTCCCGGCTGCCCAGCGCATTGTTGGGCGACTGCTGGGTGCGGTTGATGTTGCCCGGCAGGACCGGCTTGGGGATCAGGAGGATGGTGGCGACCGTGACCGCCGCCACAATGATCAAGAGCCAGGTGAACGGGTCAAACCCGCCCGGGCTTTGCAAGATCACGTATTCGGCGCCCTCGCCCGCCAGGATGGCTGTGGCGTCCTGGCTGATTTCATTTTCGGCGCACGGCTCGCCCTTAAAAATCTGCACATTCACCTCGGGCGCCGGCCCGTAGTGCGCCAGCAGCCATTCGGCCAGGCTGGCCACCTCAAACACCTGGGGCGCGCACACGGCAAACGGGTGGTCATACAGGCGTATGCGAATCATGCGGGTCATGCTTTGGCCCAAAACTGCACGACTTCAAAGGCGTCGCGGATCACCGACAGTTCTTCATACAGCGTGATGCCGGTCAGGGCGTGCAGCACTTTGCCGTCATAAAAGATGCCGCAGTGGTGCACGCCCATGCGCTCGGTCTTGCCCAGCAGCACAATGCACAGCTCCACCGGCGCGGGTGACTCCAAGTAGCCGTGCTGCCCCTTGCTCAAGGCGATGCGGAACTCCGACGCCATCTGCCGCACGGAGCGGTTGATGGTGCGAAACGTCAGCGGCGTCTGGCCGGTTTCGGTGGCCACGACATCGGCCACCAGCGACCAGCAGCCTTGCGCCCCGTAGTCCTTGGCCAGGTAGTCATTGATGATCATAAAAAGCCTCTCAGCATGGGGATGTCTCTCGGTGTGTAGCTCTCGCCGGTGCGCAGCATCGACAGCCGGGGCGAGACGGCGGTGATGTTGGCCGCGCCCTTGACGTAGCTGATGGATTCGGCCTGCAGCCGGGCCGTGGCCTGGGGGGTGGCCAGGTCGTCGCTGAGGTACTCGCGGTAAACGATCACGATCTTTTCGAGCGTTGCCACCGGAATGCGGTCGAGTTCGTTGCGCAGCGTGTTGTCTGCATCCACCGTGGAGATGGATATGGAGAACTTCTGGTCCAGGTGCCCCTCGCTGCCAGCCAGCTTGACCCCGAAATTGACCGGCTCCATGGCGTGCGCCACGCCGGCCACATGGGTGATGCCCGGCACGGTTTCGCGCCAAATATTGAAGGTGCGGCTCATGGCGCTGTGGCTGATCTGCAGGCACTGCACCGGGTGAATGGTCTGCGGCGCAGAAGCCAGGAACGCGCGCAGCCGCGCTTCGAGGTCGAGGCTCATGACAGCGCCCGCGTATCTTGGTTGGCGAACTGGCCGATGCGGGCCAGCAGTTCCGGCCCATAGGCGCCGTTGGTGTTGTAAAAGTCGATCAGCGCGGCAGCATCGGCCGCCGTCATGGAATAGACCTGGTTTTCTGCCTCAGCCACGAACGACACGACCGTCATGATGCCGCCTGTGCGTGCCGCGCTCTAGCTGCCTGGCATGATGTTGACGGCATGAGGCGACACCCCAAACCCGCTGTCCAGCGGCATGGTGAAGGCAATCGAGCCCTTGCCGATTTGCCAGTGGTAAAAGGCCGTCCAGATGCTGAACTGCAGTGCGTCCAGGATCAGCGTGACTTGGAACCGTTGGGTGCCCCGGTCCCAGTCCATGGCATAGCGCGGCGCGCCGCCGCCGACTTCGGTGCGCGTGACGCCGCCCGGCTCGTCGAATTGGTAGCCGGAAACAACCGGCTTCAGGCCATTTGGAATGGATGGCATTTAGCGGCTCCTTTGCGTGGCGTAATTGCGCGAGAAGGCCCGGCTTGTCTTGCTGTTGGGGTCGCCGAACTGCGCGGCGGTGGCGGCCACGGCCTCCTCGATGATCAGCGCCCGCTCGCCGTTGCTCATGCGCTGCTCGGTCACCTTGCCGATCTTGGCGCTGGTGTTGTTGACGATGGTGATGGCGCCGCCCTTGCTGTCGCTGGCGCTGCCGTTGCGGGCCAGGTCGCGGATCACGTTGGCCTGCGCCTGGGGCAGCACCATTTCCTTTTCGTGCAATTGCGTCATCGGGTTGACGCCGGCCGGAATGTCAAAGCCGTCACGGGCAGAGGCCACGCTCAGCGTCGCGGCTGCCGTGGCGGCCACTGCAAAGCCTTCTGCCAACGCAGTGGCCGCCGCAGCAGCACCCGGCGCCAGCACTGGGCCGACGATGGGGATGGCTGCCGTCGAGGCAAACGCAGCCAGCCCAGCCATGGCGACCATGGCCTGCGACTGCGCTGCAATGGTGGCCGCGTACCCAGTTGCTGCCGTCTTGTCAAGAAACAGCTTCTGGATCTGGATCTTGATGAAGCCGGTAATAAAGGCGTCGGCCACGTTAAGCGCGACCGCCTTGAGGCTTTCTTCCAGGCTTTTGCCGCTCAGGATGGCGGCTGAAATACTCGATGACACGCCATCGGTGATGCTGTCAAACGCATTGGAAAACATGGCAGCGGTGTTGCCCGACACATTTTCCGCGCTGGTTTGGTAGTTGGCAAACGCCTCAGTGGCGCCATTGAGCCAGTCGGCCTGCTTTTCCTTGATGGCCACCGTGCGGGCGTCGTAGGCGGCGATTTCCTTGGCATACGTGTCGTTGACGATGGCCAGGTAGGTGTCAAACTGCGTCCGGTCGATCTGGTTGCGGCGCAGGTCGCCTTCCAAGCCTTGGCGCTGCGCGGTCTGCTTGTCCTCGATAACACTGCGCCCGGCTTGGTTCGCCCGGAATTCATCACCCCGGCCGACGCCAGCGATTTCGCGTGCATTTTGCTTGTTGACCGTTTCAATGTAGGCCTGCGCGGCCTTGGTCGCGTCCACATAGGATTGCGCGATCTTGGCGTTGGCGGCGACTTCCTGGGTTTTCAGTACCTCGATGTTGGCGACCGAGCTTTCCCGCACTTTGTCGAGCTTCGCCTGGGCATCGGCAATCTTGCGCAGGTTGTCGATTTTATCCTTGCCCGTCAGCTTTTCCTGGTTCAGGCGGGCCAGTTCTTTTTGCAGTTCGGCCTCTTGCGCCTGGCTGTTCAGGTTCAGGAACCCAAGCTTGGAGGCGTAATAGTCTTTGTCGCTGATCAGCGTTGCTGAGCGCCGGGCTTCCATGATCTTTTCTGCGCTGGCGAACGTGGCAATCTGCGCTTCACTGGATTTTCTGATTTCATCCAAGTCGAACGCCAGTTGCGCCTTGGCCTCTTGCCGGGCGGTGTCCTTGCCTTCCTTGTCCTTTTTGGCAGCGCCGTCGAACGTCAACACCTTGCCGGTTTGCTGACCGATGCTACCGGGGTCACCCAGCCGGCGCGGGTCGTCAAACGGCCTGTTGGCGATGCGTGCGCGTACCTTGTCGGCCATGCCCGCACCTTGCGACAGCCGCTCGTAGCGGGCATTTGCATCTTTAAGCGTTTGCTCGCGCTCCTTGATGGCCAGTTCCAGCGCGGCAGTGTTCCGCTTGTAAATATAGTCTGGCCCCACCACAGACGCTGCCGCATTGGCCGCGCCGCGCACCACGACATCGGCATCGGCAGCAATGACATTCAAGCTGCCTTTGAGCGCCAGCAGCGCCCCTGAAGCGTTGTAGATGCCGTCCACCAGTTCAGCCACTGAAATGGCGGCAGAATCAGCAAAGGTTTTGATCCCGGTGTTGCCCGCCAACCCGGTGGATTCTTTGCCAACGCTCAAAAGCTCTTTGACTGAGTCGCCCAACGCGCCAGTGAACGCCGTCAGCGCCGGCAGCGCCTGCGTGGCCAGCGCTGACGCATACAGGCTCAGCTCGGCGCGCTGCTTGGCTTGCTTGTCGGCGTAGTCGTCGGCCAGGCGGATCTGTTCTTGCGTGAGGATGACCTGGCGCCCGCCTTCTTGCCCCAACTCTTTCAAAAATGGCAACAGATCGGCGCCGGACTTGCCGAACAGCGCCATCGCCACGGCGGTTTTTTGTGCGCCGTCTTGAAACCCCGACAGCGCCTTAGCCACCGTTTCGATTTGGTCGGCAGGCCGGAGCTTTTTAAAGTCATCCAGGCTCAAACCAAGAGCCGAAATGGCAGCGCCTGCGGCTTTGGAGTCGTCGTCGACCCCGGTCAATCCCTTGGTCAGCTTGGCCGATGCGCTGACAATCGTGTCCATGGCCGTGCCGGCAGTCCCAGCCGCAACAGCCAGGCTGGCAATGTTCTCGGCCGTGTCGCCCGTCTTTTCGGCCATGTCCTGAAAGTCACCCGCCTTTTTGATCAAGGCGTCGAATCCAGCCGCCGCCGCGATCAGGCCCGTCGCGGCAATCGCGCCAAAGGCCAATAGGCCCGTGCGCAGACGCTGCCCCATGGCTTCGCCCTTGGCGTAGCCTTCAGAGAGTTTTAGCGCTGAATCGGCCGCTTTGAGTTGCGCGTCGGAGGCGCCGCGCAGCGCCAGCTTGTACAACTCAGTTTCCCGGGTGGTTTTTCCGGTGGTGACCGCCGCAACGCCCAGCTGTTTGACATAGCGGTCAATGGATGCGCTCTGGCTCTTTGTGGCATCGCCGGCCGCGATGCCCAGCCCTTTGAGGCTGCGCTTGGCGTCGTCAATGCCGGCCTTGAGTTTGGTGGCGTCCGCAGACACCTCAATAACGCCGGAGCCTATAACGGTCATTGTGTGACGCCCATAAAAAAAGCCCGCCGTAGCGAGCCTGTGAATTGAAAAAGCCAGCGGCGAGGCTGGCTTATTTGATAGTGTGTGGTCTTACGGCGACGGGGTTGATGAACGCCCGTTGCGGGTTTCTTGTTGCGTTTCTGTCGTTTGGTGATTTACCAATTTGCCCGCTTTGTCGAACGTAAACACTGTAGAGCTTGTCCGAATATCAGCGCCTCCGGCGAATAGCCCGACAACAGGAATGAACGTAGCCCCTTTAACTTGATACTGTGCGAACGCATAGGTCATGACGCGCGATCCATCCGACGAACTCATCAAAGTCTGCGGCTTGCCGAGTACCTTGATTACGTCTACCTCTGTGGTTTTTCCTGTTTCAAATGCCGTTAACTGATCTGCTTTTACCTGGCTGCCGGTAGACGCGCACCCCGCTAGTGCCGAAAAAACCACCAAAACCGCAAACATCGTTTTCATACTATCCCCTTGTTGTAACAAGATGATATCGCTGAAGCTCTAATTTGCCGACTGCATTTGCGTCAGCGCCGCGTCTTCCATGATTCGAACTTCCTCGAAAACAGTGGCACGGTCAGCAGGGATAACCCCGCCAAACCGCATCACGACAGGCAGGGCGTTGTAGTCCAGGCCGGTCGCGCCGTTCATGCCCACGCGCCACTGCGTACTCATCGCAATGAAGCAATTGGCCGCCTGCAGGTTGTCGGGCCACAGCTCGACCGCGTCGCCTTGCGCTTCTTCCAGCGTCAGGCCGAAGTTAGCCGCCTCTGCCGCGCTTGGCCCTTTCGAGTACAGCGCTACAGCGGCGGCCTTTAGTTTTTTGCTTTGGTCTTCACCAGTTCGGCTTTATAGGTGTCGTACACCGCCAGCGCCGCGCCCATGTAGTTTTCCAGCAGCAATTCGACCGATGCCTGGTTGAATTCTTCTTCAAATTCCCAGCCGGTCAGCATTTCCATGAAGGCTTCGGCGTCTGTCTTTTTGGCCAGCCCTTTGCCAAACTCGTCCAGGGCGGTTTTTGTCATGTGCCGGAAGGTGAATTCCATCGGCACGGGCTCGCCACCGGCCACAGGGATCAACACTTTCGCCTTGAAGACGGGGTTTGCAATTAACTTGAGTTTTGCCATGATTGGTTTTCGTAGGGTTGATGCCAACACGCGCCCAGCCCACCCGCCCTACGAAAGGCGAAGCGAGCCGGGTCTGTGATCAGGAAATTAAGAGGCGTAGCGCACTGGCTCGGCCAGCAGCGATAGCGTGACTTCGCAGGCCATGATCTCGTTCACGGTCAGCGATGGCGTCTTGTTCAGGCTGATGTAGGCGTTGTAGAGGATCACGGCGCCGCTGGGCAGCGTCACGCGCACGGCACGCGGCAGGCGGTCATCGTTGGCGGCAGATGCCAGGATGTAGCCGGCCAGCGTCGGGTCGTCTGCAACGCTGAAGGTCAGGCCAGCAGCGCTTTTCACGGTCGGAATGCGTTTTTGCGCGTCGCCTTCGAGCAGCTGGTATTCCAAAAACTGCTGCTCGCCGCCAGAGCTGGAGCTGGACAAAATCTGTGACAGCTGCGTCCAGCCGGAAATCTTGCGAAACGAGCCTGTGCCGCCGCCAGCCGGGTAGATGCTGGTCAGCGCCGTGTCGTAGCCTTCGAGCGAAAACTGCGTGCCGCTGGGCGTGAGTGCGCGCACGATCTTGTTGGTCAGGCGCGACCAGGCAGAGGTGATTTCCACGATGTCGCCGGCAACCAGGGTGTTGCTGGCGCTGGCGACAGCGGGGTTTGCATTGCTCAATGCGGTGATGCTGACCGCGCTGGTGTACGCGCTGGCGATGGCGACAAGCGCGCCGTTGGGCAGGGAAATACTCATGATTAGCCTTTCAAGACGTAAAAAAAACCGACTCAAGGCCGGTGGTGGTTAAGCCCGAAAGGGCGGGAAAACTGAAACTATTGCCAGAAACTGAAGTCCTGGCGGGTGCCGAACAACTGCGTCTCAAGCTCATACGTGGCAACGGGCTGGGCCATCACGGTGGTCTGCAGCGCTGCAGCACCGCGCAGGGCGTCTTCTGCCTGCCCGGCCAGCAATGCGGCAGCAGCCCGCGTATCGGCCCACACGCTGACCTGAAACCGGCCGTTGCGCTTGCTCGGCAATGCCGAATCGAGGAAGTTGACGGACTGGCCGCCGATTTGCTGATACGTCAAGTACGGGCGGACCGTGCCAATGGGCGCCACATCGGGATAGACGCGGTTGGCAGCCAGCCCTTTGAGTACGTTGTAAATCGATGCTTTAACAGTCATAGCTCGCCAATCTTGGTAGCCATGCTGGCTTTGCCGGAGGCAATAGCCGCGTCCATGTGGTCAAACGCGGGGCGGACGAAGGAGTAAGCGGGGGCGCGTGAAGTGCCGAACTCGATCAGATGCCCATGGGGCGCTTTTTTCTTGTTCCAGCTGATCCGGTACAGCTTTGAGTCGTCCTTGGACTTTTCAGGCGAGTACACCCGGTAAATGGCGGACTGCAGCAGCCCGGTTTTCTTGTTTGCGCCGGCATTGCTGACCACTTCGTCATAGATGACCTTGCCCATCGCCGCGGCGCCAGCAAACAAGACTTTTTCGCGCACGTCCTTGGTGAACTTGTCCAGCGAGCCGGCCAGGTCGCCCGTTAATTTGGAGCCGATGCCGATCATGCCGCCACCCTGATGCACACCAGATCAACCTCTTTGCGCCTGCCATCGGGCACCACGCTCTGAATGTCAAACACCACGCCATCACAGACAACCCGCTGGCCAGCGTTAAACGCGCCATGAATGGCCCGGATCGACACCTTGCTGATGCTGGTATCGGCGCCGCTCTTGATCGTGCTGAGGCCGCTTAAATACTTGATGTCGCCGTAGAACTCGCGCACGGTCAACCAGGCGGTCGAGGGCTGGCCGATTTCGTCAACGGCGGCAACACACGTTTGAAGGATACAGCGGTGATGGCGAGCACCGGCGGTCATGCTGCCGCCACATTCGCGACCATATCAAGCTCAACACCGACGATGGTGATAGTGGCCACAATGACCCCACCCACCTCAATCGACGCAATCTCGATGCGTGTAATGCCGCCTATTTTTTCGCCTGAAGCGGAAAAAACGCGCGTTCCGGCCGCCGTGCCGTCGCTCTCGATGCGAATATTTTTCATCATGCGCCGTAGTGCCGGTAGGCATCGAGCAGACTGCGGGCGCCGTTGGGCAACCGGGTGGCCGATGCGCCGATCACAGTGTCTTCGCGGCTTTCCCACAGATCGCCCAAAATCAAGAGCATGGCCGACTGGATGGCCGAGTTGATCACCAGGCCCCGGCGAATGCGGCCGGCGGCAAACCGCGCCTGGACATACTTTTCGATTGCATAGTCCTCTTCAAGACCGCGCAACTCCCCGTCGGCAATCAGCTGCGCGGCGGCCTCAGCGGCCACAGCGGCCGCCTTGTCTGCGGCCAGTAGCGCGGGGATCAACGCGAGGGCGGCGTCGAGCGCGTCCTGGTCGGCGTACACGGCCCGGTCCAGGTAGTTGACGGCAGCCTGCTCGGCAGCGGCGACTTTCAGCGCCAGGTCAGCCGCCCCATCGTCGCCAATGAGGCGCAGATGCTGCTTTGCGATTTCCGGGGTGATGAACATGGCGGGGGTCTCAAGCGTTCTGTTTGAGCGTCAGGGCGTAGGCCACGGCGGCTTTGTTGCTGTCGGCCAGGCCGCCGGCTTCGGCTTCCTTGAGCGCGGGGGCATCGAGCTCGACCACGTCGTTGCACTTGCCCAGGGCGCAGTCGGTCAGCAGGCGGGCCTTGGTGACCTTGGCGGCGGGTTTTTTCGTTTCCGATGGCGCCGGCTCCGCCAGCTTGGCCTGGCCAGTGGTCAGCAGGGTTTCAGCGATGTCAACGGGCGCATCAAAGGCGGTGCCGGGTGCGATTTCCAGCGAATCGGCGGCCAGGGCGCCGGCGGCAATGACAGCCAGGGCAATGAGTTTGGTCATGGGGGAATTCCTGAAGGATTGAATGGAGCGGGCTGGGCATCAACATGCCCAGCCGCGTAGGCGCCTGCACCGGGGCAGGCGGCCGGGGCGATCAGGTCGCGCTGTGCTGGTAGACCTTGACGCTGTTGACGTCGAGCAGGTTGCCGCCGGTGCGGGCCCAGGCCAGGAAGCCGACCTGGCCGAGCTTCATGTAGGCCGAGTCGTCGAAGCGGAACATGGTGATGTCCATCGCGTCGCGGATCATGTACTTGCTGAAGTTGCCAAATGCCAGCGACTTGGCGTTCGCCGCCGGCACGGCCATGTCGTTGTTCAGGTTGACCGGGTAGCCCAGCAGCAGGTCGGGCGTCTTGGCGCTGGCGCCTTCGTCGTAGCTGGGCGTCCAGATCGGGCGGCCGGCGGTGTCCTTGATCTTGCGCAGCACGCGGCGCAGGGTCTGGCTGAACATCCAGCCGGGCGCGGCACCGGGCAGCTGCATGTCGGTGACGGCCGCTTCGAGGTAAGCGGCGTCCAGGCTGTCCACCATGTCGACCAGGTCGTCATAAATGATGCTCAGCGTCTGGCCAGTGGCGCCGGTCTTGCCGACACCGGCGGCGGTGATCATGCCAAACGGGTCCACGGTGCCTGCGCCGGTGGTGAAGCCGACATTGCTGATGCGGCCGATGCGCTCGGCCAGGCGCTTGAATACCATCGCCTGGATGTCGATCTGGCTGTCCTGCAGCAGTTCGATCGGCACGGCCACGACTTTGGAGCTGGCTTTGAAGACGTTCAGGGCGACGGTGCCGAACACTGGGTCAGCCGCAGCCGCCGTGACGTTTTGCGCCACCCATTCGCCGGTTTCCGACGTGCCGTCTGACGTCGGGTAGCTCAGCGGGTTGCCTTGGGCGGTGGTCATCTGGCCGGAGACCTTGCGCATGAAGCCAAAGGCCTTGAGCAGGTCGATCAGTTCGCTGGCCACTTGCGACTGCACGCTGAAGCCGCCCTGCGAGCCGGTGGTGGTTGACATGGTGTTGCGCACGGCCAGGGCTTCCTCGACGCTCATGTCCTTGAAGGACTTGCGCAGGAAGACGTTCATGGCTTTTTGCGCATCGCTGAGCGGCTGGCCGTTCTTGCCGTTGGCCTGGATGCTGTGCTCGCCGGCGTCAAGGAAGTTTTCATCCCGATCCTTGGCGTTCATGCGTTCGTGCGCCTCGATCTGCTTGGTGATGCGCTCGGACTCGTCGGCATGGTTGTCGAAGGTGGTCTGGTCTTCCTTGGTCCAGGTCTGCGCGCCTTTTTCGGCGAGCAGGTTCTTGGCAGATTTGTTGGAGGCTGCGAGGCGCTCCCGGAGTGCTTGGATGCTCATGGGGTTTCCTAAGTGGGGAATGAAACAGACGAAAAAAAAGCCGCTTCTAGAAAAGCGGCTGGGTATCTACGCGGGAGCGTCAGATGGGGGTGATCAAGCGCAGGCGGTTGCGGTTGAGCTGGGCTTGCTGTCCTGCCAGGGCCGCCAGGGCAGAGTCAGACAGAGCGGGATCAGGCTCGGCCCGGCTGGTCGCCGGCACCTTGGGCGCGTTCTTGTAGGCGGCAAGGTTCCACGCGTTCGAGGCTGCGGCCTTCACCGGCTCGATGCGGTCAATGAAGCCGTTGGACAAAGCCTCGGCGGCAGTGAACCATGACTCGGCGTCCATCAGCGCGATAACTTCGGCGTCATCCTTGCCGGTCTTGCCGGTGTAGTCCTTGATGATCGACAACTCGATTTTTTCCAGCAGGTCGGCGGTGCTGCGCATGGCGGTCTTGTCGCCCCACACGCCGCTGCTGGCGTTGTGGATCATGAACAGCGCGCCCTCCAACATCACGACTTCGTTGCAGGCCAGCGCGATGGACGTGGCGGCGCTGGCGGCCAGCGAGTCGATGATGGCGACGGTCTTGCCCTTGAAGCGGCCCAACGCGGCCATGATGGCGCGGCCTTCAAACACGTCGCCGCCCGGGCTGTTGATGTACACGTTCAGCGTGGCGGCATCGCCCACCTGGGCTAGAGCGTCAATCACGTCGGCTGCGCTGACGCCCCAGTACGCACTGATCACGTCGTAGATGTAGAGCGATGCCTCAGTCCCGTTTTTGACGACGTTGGCCGGGCGCTTTGTGCGCTGCAGGTTGTCATGGTGCAGTTGGTAAATCGTGTTCATGGTGCGGGTGTTTCTGCAGGTGGTTTTGCGGTGGTGCCGCGCTGGGCTTTAAAAAGCTCGTCGCCGCCGTCGATGCGCGGCATGTTTTTCAAGCGCCGGACCTCGTTGACGGTCATGAAGCCGTCGCCGGTACCGGGCCCGCCCAGGGCGGCCTTGAAGACTTCGCTTTGCGCTTTGGAGTCGCCGCGCAGCAGGCCGTCGAGCTCGAACTCGACGAACTGGCCGGCGTTGCGAAACAGCTTGCGGTTGAGTTCTTCTTCCCAGCGGCACAGCATGGGCGAGACGGTGAATTTCACGAAGCCCAGCGTGATCTGCTCGATGCCGGTGCCCCAGCTGCTGGCCTTGTCGCTGTCGCCAATGATGATGGGCGGCACGCCCAGCGCCTGGCAGATGTCTTCCTTTTCGTAGCGGCGCGACTCGATCAGCTGCAGATCGACCGGGCTGATGCTCAGTTCGCTGACTTTGCCGCCTTCAGTCAGCACCAGGGGCAGCTTGCGCGCGCCGTGGCCGGTGTAGGTGGCGACAAAGCTGTCACGCAGCACCTTGGCCTGCTCGCTGTTCATCTTGCCGGTGAACTCCAGCGCGATCTGCGGCATGGCGCCTTCGCCCATGGTGCGGCCCATGTACTCGGCCGATGCTAGGCTATTGCCGATGCCCTGGTAAGCTGCGGACTGGATGGCGCTCAGGCTGCGCAGGCCGTCAAAGCCGAAGCTGGCAAAGTGCAGCATGTCGTCTTGGTCGACGGTCCGGACGGCGGCGCTGAAGGCGTCCACGATGTCGTACACCAGGCGCTGACCAACACGGCGCGGCACCACCAGGTCGGGGTGGTGCGGCAGCAGGCCGATGACCGGGCCGCCGGCGTTGTTGCTTCCGCGCACGATCTCGGTGTGCTGGTCGCCTCGCAAGGCCACGCAGCGCACGATCCACTCTTTCCAGCTGGCCGCTGTCCACAAGGCATGCGGCTGCTCATTGAGCAACCACCACAGCGGGGTGTTGTTGACGCGCTCGCGCTCGCCGGTGTCATCGTAGCGGTAGTGGCGCACGGGCAGCTGCAGCACCGCGCCGGCCAGCTTGCTCAAACAGGCATAGACCGTGCTGACGCGCATGGCGGTCTTGTCGGTCACGGCAAAGCCGCTGGCACTGCTGATGGGCTGAAACAGCGCATTCATGGCGTCGTTGTCGGAGCTGACGGCGGTGACTAGGGCATTGCTGATGGCGCCGTCCATGCGCTGCACCGAGCCTGGGCGCGACGCGGCCCAATCAAGCAACACGCGCGAGGTGTGCTGCTTGCTTTCCAGGTTGAGGGTGTTCACAGTATGACGAAGCCTTGTTGAATATCGTTGGACTCTTGGGTAGCCATCGCCCGGCCCAGTGCCATCAGCATGGCCATGGGGCCGTCGATCTTGTTTTCCGGCCGCTCCTTGGTGGGCGAGCGCAGTTCGTTGAACTTGCTGACCTTGACCACCAAGTTGCTGACCATCCAGGTCATGACGGGGTTGCCGTCAAACTTCAGTTTCTTTTCCAGCACCAGGTTCTCGACCTGGATCAGCGGGGGCGTGAAAAACAGGCTGCGCTGCGCGATCTCGACCAGCGGCAGGCCTTCTTCGATCAGCTTGCCGGCGAAATACATGCTCAAGGCCGGATCAAACGCAATTTCCTGCACGTCAAACTGGCGGCAGTCGCTGCGCATGTCGTCGGCCAGCACATCAAAATCGGTGATATCGCCATCGGTCACCTGCACATAGCCCGACCGGGCCCAGCCGCTCAGATGCGCATTGCCGCTTTCCTGCACCGCCAGCTCATTCAAGTACAGACGTGTGAACACATACCAGACGCTTTCCCTCTCGAACACGATGCACAGCGCGGCAAAGTCTTTCTTTTGCGCCAGGTCCAGGCCCATCCAGCAGCGTTCGCCAGCGAAATCCGACAGGTTCATGCAGACGTCTGCACAGCGCTCCCATGCGCGCATGTCCATCCATGGGCTTTCGCCGTTGACCCAGACGTTCAGCCGTTTGGTCAGGAAGTTGTTCAGCGAGCTGGGCATGGCCTCGGCCTTGCGGGCAGCGGCGGCCATGTCGTCAGGCAGCACCGACACCATCCAGTTCGGATTCGCCTTGGCCCAGGTTGACGGGTCGAACGGGTTGTCCTGGTCGTCAATCGTGTAAATGATGCCGAACATCGTCGGGTCGTTGATCACCCGGTCGAGAATTTTGGTGATGTGCGTGCGCCGCTCGTAGCAAATTCCGCTGCGGTCTGTGCCGGCAGTGGTGATCAGCCACAGCAGCGACTGCTCCCGAGCGCCCCGGGCCGTGTCAATTACGTCGTACAGGTCGCGCTTTTTGTGCGCGTGCAGCTCATCGACGGCCGCGAAGTGCACATTCAGGCCATCCTGCGTGCTGGCTTCGGCGGCCAGCGGGGAAAACTTGCTCGATGTGTGCGCCACCGTGATGCAGTGCGTCAAGATGGCCACGCCCAGGTAGGTCCGCATGTCCGGCGTGCGTTCGGCCATCGCCTTGGCATCGTCGAACACGATGCGCGCCTGATCGCGCGTGGTGGCCGCGCTGTACACCTCGGCGCCGTGCTCGCCATCGGCCGACAGCATGAACAGCGCAATGCCGCTGGTCAGCGTGCTCTTGGCATTCTTGCGCGGCACCTCGACATAGACTTC